CAGTCGCATCGGCACGGAATCGGAGGTGCCGGTGCCCGGGCCGTAGATCGGGCCGCCGGCCGCGGCGCCGCCGACCCGGTGCCCGGTCGTGTCCAGCCGCTCCGTGCCGGTGGCCGAGTAGTGCACGACGACCTCGATCGTCTTGCCCTTGAGGTTCTTCAGCTTGTACGTCAGCGACGTGACACCGTTGATCGTGTTCGTCAGCCCCGGCGCGTCCACGGTGGCCCGGTATCGGCCGGTGTAGTTGTCAGCGGCTTTCTTGGCGTCCCTGAACTGGTTGGCCACCTGTGCGATCTGGGCGTCGGTCATGCCCGCCGTGTGCATGGTCTGCACAAACGCCGGATCAAGCTCGCCGGTCAACGTGTTCGACGCGTTGCCCACGGCGAGTTGTAGCGCCAGCGCAGCCTTCGCGAGATCCAGGTCGGCGGCCCTCGCCTGTGGCGAGGCCGCGCCGTGCGCCTTGGTCGCCGCGGTGGCCGCCTTCTGTGCCGCCGCCAACTTCTGCTGGGCGTCGATCAGGGCGAAGGCGGGATCGGTCTCGGCCTTGAGTGCCGAGTTGAGCGCACCCAGCGCGGCCTCTTCGCCGCGGGCGGCGCCGGCTACCGCGTCGGCTTCGGTCTTGTATTTGTCCATCGCGGCGGCGCCGGTCGTCAGCGCCGAGTTCAGGTCGCCGGTCGCGCCGGCCGTCCCGCCCATCGAATGGCTGGCGTTATCGCTTGCTATCCGTAAATTACCCAGCTCTTTGTACGCACCGGGCAGCAACGTGGCCAGCTGTTCGGTGGTCAACCCGGACTTGTCGAGTACATCGTTCCAAAGCTGGGATGCCTTCGCCGTGTTGTTGGTCGTGGTCATGAACGTGGTCATGGATTGATCGAGCGCGGTCATGTTCTCTTTGGCCTTGTCCATCGACAAGCCGTAGATGTGCTCGTTCAGAGAATCGATCGCCGATCCGACCCCAGGTATTGCCGTGGTGAAATCGTTGAAGCCCTTCCAGAATCCGTGCGACGCCGCGTAGGCGTCCTGCGCGTTCTGGCCGAGGTCCTTCAGACCCGCGCCGAAGGTCGCACTCAGCTCACCTGCGGCATGTCCCGTGTTTGAAAAGTCGGCCAGGGACTGGGTCAGCTTGTCAACGCTGGCGGACGCCGTCCTGAAGTGGTCGGCCACCATGCCGAGGACTTCCAGCGCGGCCAGGGCAAGGGTGGCCTTCCCGGCGATCGACGCCACCGTGCCCAGCGCCCCGGCGGCCTTGACGCCGGCCGGACCCATCGCCTCCAACTCGACGGTCGCCTTCGCCAGGCCGGCGCGCAGCTTGACGAACGCGGCCAGGGATAGCAGGGCCACCCCGGTCAGGCCGACGATCACGGTCACTGTCTCGCCGACCGCGGGAGGCATGCCGATGAGCTGGTTGACGATGCCGTTCAGGCCCTGCGTGAGCAGTCGGATACCGCCATTGGCACCACTACCGGAGGAGATGGCCAGCGTCTCCACCGAGCCGCGCAGCCGCTCCAGGTCGCCGGCGAGGTTGTCTGTCTGCTTGGCGGCGGTCGCCGAGGCGTACCCGGCGTCGTTGACCGCGCCCTTCCACTTCGCGACGCCGGCGGCGCCGTCGGTGTAGAGGATGCTGGCCGAGCGGATCGCGTCGTTGCCGAAGATCTGGCCCAGGGCTTGCTGGCGCTGGGCGTCGGACAGCCCTTTGAGCCGGGTCTGCAGCACCTGCGCGACGCCGGACAGGCCGATGAACTTGCCCGTCGCGTCGTAGAAGCTGATGCCCAGCGAATCCATCAGCGTCTTGGTCTGCATGGACGGGTTCGCGATCGCCAACAGCATCGTCTTCAGCGACGTGCCCGCGTCGGAGCCGAGCAGGCCGGCGCTGGCGAACTCGGCGAGCACGCCGGTGGTGTCCTCGATGGTCAGCCCGAACTGGGCGGCGACCAGGCCGGACTGGGACAGTGCCTGGCCCATCTGCGCCACACCGCCCTGTGCCTTGCCGGCGGCCGCGGCGAGCAGGTCGGCGACGTGCGGGATCGCCGAACCGGACAGCTTGAACTGCGTCATGGCGCTGGCCGCGATCTGCGCCGCGTCAGCCACGTCGATCTGCCCGGCCGCGGCCAGCGACAGCGCGCCCTTCAGCCCGCCGCCGAGGACGTCAGCGGTGCTGATGCCCGCCTTCGACAGCTCGGTGATGCCCTGTGCCGCCTCGGTGGCCGAGTACATGGTGTCCTTGCCGGCCTGCAGGGCGGCAGCGCGGAGCTTGCCCATGTCGGCGGCGCTGGCGTGGGTGGCCGCGCTGACCCCGGACATGGCCTTGTCGAAGTCGGCGGACATCTTGATGGCCGCACCAGCTACCCCGACCAGGGCGAGACCCATCATCCCGGCCGTGTTCGCGACCGTGTCGAGCTTGCCCTTCTTCGCCGTCGCGTCCAGCTTGCCGGTGAAATCCTTGGTCGCCAGCGCCGCCCGGTTCATGTTCGACATGTAGGACGACACATCAGCCGTCAGCTTCACCCCGACGGTACGAAGCGCCACGACGACCTCATTTCTGTTGCGTCGCGGTCACGGACCACACCAGCGCCTCAGGACGCGGCGTGCTGGACAGGGCGTCGCGGGCGATCAGCAGCGCATCCTGCCGCCGGCACCGGATCCGGGTCGCCGTGAACTTCGGGCCGGTCGCCTCGTGGCTGGTGCACTCGGCCAGCGGGCCGCCGCAGACCGGGCACAGCTCGCCGCGGTACTCGGCCAGGGCGAGCAGCTCGGCGCGATCCTGGTCGGTGTACAGCGGCTCCCGGACCACCACGGAGCGGACCAGCCGGTCACCGTCGTACTCGTGCTCGACAACCTCGGCCGGCTCCCGGCCGTCCAGTCGCGACGGTGGAACACCTTGCCGGTCGGCGACCTCTATCCGGGCACGGAATCCGGGGTCAGCCGCGATGCGGCGCGTGAGAAAGGGACGTCCACCGCCCGGGTGTTCAAGTTCCACGCGGCCGTGGCCAGCTGGTCCCATTGTTTGTCGGTCAGCGCGGCCTGTAACTGCTCGAACTGCTCGTCCGTCAGCTCCGGATCCACCAGGCAGGCGCGGACCAGGGCGTCGAACATGGTGGAAATATCGACGCCGATGGCGTCGCGCGGATCAACGCCGCCGTCATCGGTCTGCCGAGGTGGATGCTCGGCCACCAGCTTGCGGAACCCCGCGCCGGCCAGACCACGCAGTCGGAACGCGTAGGTGGCCGCCGTCATCTCGGCTTCGAGCTGGAGGAGGCGTTCCTTCAACTCGCCGCGGCCGTCGTTGAACTTGCCGGTCGGCTTGTCGAGCAGCGCCTCCAGCTCGCGGTCGGCGGCCTCGTGATCGGCGACCAGATCGGCGCGCATGCAGATTGGGACGCTGCGCTCGGGCAGCTTCGCGCCGGCCAGCAGTGTGGCGAAGTCCGGTGCCTGCGCGGCGGCGACGGCCATGCGAGGACGGGCGGTCATTGCTGTTCTCCTGCTCCCGAACGTCCCGAACGGGTGCCCGGCCGCCGGTTCGGGACGGCAGCCGGGCACGAAAAAGCCCCGCGAAACCATGGGGGTTTCCGAGGCGACGAGTACTTAGAAGGTGGGTAGAACTACGCGACGGCGGCGAGCAGGTTGGGCTGGAGCGAGAACATGATCGGCGACTCCCAGCGCTCCAGCGAGTTCGGCTCCGGGTCGAGCTTGCGGCCCTGCCCGGTGGTCGACGGGTAGACCTCGATCGGCTGGGTAGACGCCCACGCCGCCGACGCGGCCAGCGAGCGGCGTACCACCACGAACCCGTTGACACCCTTGGCGTACATGGTCGTGTAGATCGTGTCACCGGAGAGCTGCTTGCAGAACCGCAGCATCGTGCCCGTGTAGGAGATCCGGCCGGGCTGACTGGTGTCGAACGTCGACGAGAACTTCGACGTCACGATCGCGGCGGTGCTCGGGTCGAACCCGCTGAAGCCGTCCGAGGTCATGATGTCGTGCAGCAGGATGCCTGCGTTCAGCTCGGTCGTGGTCGGGGCGGCGATGTTCGCGATGGTCGTGACCCAGGCCACGCGGGTAAAGCCATCGCTGACGATGTCGGCCATGGGTCAGCTCACTCCATTGCTGGGTTTGGCCGGCGGGGCGGCCTTGATGGGCGGCGCGGCCTGGTCGACCAGCGCCGGGTCCTTGAGGATGTTCACCGGTTCGGGCGGCGGCCCGGGCGACCAGCCCAGATCCGCCCAGCCCTCGGCCAGGGCGGCGAACGGGACGCAGCCGTGCATGTCCCCGTTGACGATGTGGACCTGGTCGAATCCGGACGGCTCAGCCGCGTCCGCCCAGCCGCGACCGCGCACCCACTGGTCGCGTTCATCCTCGCCGGCGACCACGGCATGGGCGCCGAGCGCGTCAGCGATCCAGAACGTCTTGTCCGCCATGTCCGCCCCTACTTGATCATCTTGTAGGTCACGGTCGTGACCGTGGACAGCGTCAGCAATGCGAAGCCGGTCGCCGGATCGATGTTGGCTTGCAACACCCTCACCCAGCCGTCCGCGCCGTTGGCGATCGTCTGCGCCGGCTCGGTCGGCGTATTGCCCAGCGCCGTGAGTGTCGGGTCTTCCACCGTGACGGTCATCGAGCCGCCGGAACCGTTGAGAATGTTGACGAGAATGCCGTTCGGGCCGATATCCCCGCCGGCGATCTGAGTGGGCGCGGTCCCGACGGTGACAGCCGTCAGCGTCACCCTGGTGTTATTCGGGACCGACGTAGCGGCCAGCACCGTCATGCGGCGCTCCCTTCGGTGGATACGGACGGTCCGCCGAACAGCGGACGGTGATCTTATGCGCGCGCGGCGTACGGTGGAGGTATGACGAACATCGATGCCGAACACGAAGAGGAGTACGAGATCCACATCCCGCCGTGGTGGTCATGGCAGTACTGGCCGATCCGGCTGGTCTACTGCCTCGCCGCCGGCACGGCCGTCAACCTGACCATTGGCGTCTACGCCTTCGGCACCGTCATCACCGTCGTGCTGTTCGTGCTGACCAGCGCGATCCTGGCGACCCGGCGCGACTAGCCCGGCGCGACGCTGGACCAGGCGTAGACGTCCACGGTGTCCACGACCAGCGAACCCAAAACTTCGTTGCGCTGCTCCTGGTTGCCGGAGTCCCACCGGATCGGCTGGCATGTCCGGCCCGCCACCACCGGGATCTGGTCGAGCAGGGCGGCCTGGACCCGGCCCTGAACCGCCCGGGACGTGATGCCGTCAGTGCCCACGCAATGGCAGTACAAGACCATGTTCACGACTGTCGACTTGCCAGTCAGCTTGATCTTGTCCGGGGCGGCCAGGCTGGTCGGCAGCTCCCGATACGTGTAGACCACGACATAATGATCGGCGGTCGAGCCGGGCGGGATCGCGCCGTCGAAGACCGTCAAGCCGACATCGGCGCGCAGCAGGTTCAGGCCGGCGTCGGCATGATCCTGGACCGACCAGGTCACGGCGCGATCGCCTCGACGGCCAGATCATCGATGGCCTGCGCGAACTTCGGCTCCTCGGCCTCACCGGCCGGGCGCATGAACGGGAACGGGGCGGACGTCGGCGAACCATTCTCGGCGATAAACGCCAGATTGCCCTGCACGCGGGACAAGTTCGGGCCGATCTCCGCGGACGGGCCCTTCAGGCTGAAATACATGTCGAAGTCGATCGACACCGGGACGCGGTGCAGGGTCGGATGCCCGGCGATGCGGGATGCGGCATCCTTCTTGATGTTCATCGCACCCTTGAACACGACCGCGTTGACCTTCGCCATGGTCGGGCCGCCGCCGGCCTTCTCGAACACGCCGACCAGCGCGGTGACCTCATGCACGTCGAAGCTGACGCCGTCGCTCACGAGTCCGTCCTCTCGATCACACCGACCCGGCGTGCGGTGGCCTCGCTCTTGTGGACCAGCTCGAACACGGTGAACACCCGGCCCACCAGATCCGGGTCGGCGACGCACGCGGTGACGGTCACCAGGTCGCCGACCTTCAGTCCGGCCGACGTCGCGACCGGAAGCTGCAGCTCGAACCGGACGATCAGCAGGAAGTCCTCGCCCACGTCGTGGCCGCGGGCCTGCGCGTTGCGCTGCTGCACCCGGCATTTACCCGAGTACGGGTCCGGGCTCAGATACGTCGGGGTGGCCGCCCCGGTCACCGGGTCGGAGGTCTGGCCGGTGCGGCGCCGGATGGTGCAGGCGTCGGCCATGCGGCTCTCCGCGAACAGCCGGCCGCGCGCCAGGACAGGCGGCATCAGGTCAGCGAGATCGAGATGCCGGCCACGGCGACCTGGAACGTGTTGCCGTTCGCGACAGCGATCGGCGCGCCCGTGAAGTTGCCCCACCAGGCCCGCGTACCGGCCGAGCTGGTGAGGTCCATCGACTGAATCGACCAGGCACCGCCGGAACCGTTCGTCCAGGACAGCGCCGACGTCGCCGGTAGCGTGACGGCGCTACCCGCCGACGATGCGGCGGATGCGGCCGGGACGGCGGTGCCGCCGGCCACATACCCGGTGCCGGTCAGCTCCGTGCCGGCGGCCGACGCCGTCGAGGTACCCGAGTTGAGCCGGACCTTCATGGCCGTGCCGCCCAGTGCCGTGAACGTGCCGGGGATACCGGCTGCCCCGGTCGGGGTGGTCGCGTTGAGGATATTGGAGATCATCGTGTTGTCGATCGCGGCCATCTACTGCTCCTGCTCTTCGCCGGTGTCGGCCACGGCCTCGAGCTGCACGATCGGGCCGGAGTCGACGACATTGCCGTCGGGATCGAGGACCTGCCAGCCGGGTGCCTGCTCGAGGTCTGGCGTGGGCTGCTCGTCGCTCATGCGTTCTCCATTCACGGCCTGGTCGTAGTGCCCGTATACGGGCGGATCGTGATTCCGCTGCCGGGCCTGGTCGTGGTCCCCGAGTTGGGCCGGGTGGTGGTGCCCGTGGCCGGTCTGGTGGTGACACCCGAGTTCGGGCGGTAGGTGATCCGGCCACCGACGGTCGCCGCGAGCGTGCCCACGCCCGCGAGTGACGCGGTGCCGGTGACGGTGCCGCCCGCCGAAGCGGTCAGGCTGCCCGCGCCGACCGCGGTCTCGGTGGCCTGCTGGCGGACCAGCGCGCTCAGCGCGCCGGACCCGGCCAGCACCGCGCTACCGGCGATCGCTCCGGACGCGGCCAGCGCACCCGCACCCGCGGGACTCGCGGCGGCCCGCTGGACAACCGCGGCGGACAACGCACCCGCGCCGGTCAGGACGGCAGCGCCGGTGACCGTTCCGGCGGCACCTGCGGTCAGCGTCCCCGCGCCGGTCAGCGCGGCCGCGGCCTGCTGGATGACGGTTGCGGCGAGTACGCCAGCACCCGCCGGGTTCGCGGCGGCCGGCTGCGTGGCGGCCGCGGTCAGGGTTCCGGCGCCCGCGGGGGACGCGGTTGCCGCCTGCGTCGCGCTCGCGCCGAGCGCGCCGGAACCAGTCAAGGTGGCGGCGCCCGGTATCGATCCGCCCGCACCGGCCGTGAGCGCGCCCACGCCCGTAAGGGACGCGGTTGCCTGCTGCACGACGGACGCCGACAGGGCACCTGTCCCGGTCGGGGAGGCCGCGGCCCGCTGGGTGGCGGTGACGGCGAGCGTGCCCGCGCCGGTCGGGGTTGCCCCGGCGATCTGGACAGCCGTCGCCGACAGTGCGCCCGCGCCGGCGAGAGCGGCGATCCCCTGGACCGAGCCGGTTGCGGCGGCCGTCAGAACACCCGCGCCGGTCAAGGCTGCCGCGCCGGGGACGGCGGCCGAACCGGCGGCCGCCAGAGTGCCCACGCCGGTCGGCGTGGATCCGGCCACCTGCGTCGCAGCGGCGCTCAGGGTGCCTGTCCCGGCGATGACGGCTGCGCCGTTGCTGACGCCGGCGGCAGCCGGATTCAAAGCGACCGAGATCGCGGCCCACGGATTGGACACGTTGGACGTGAACGTCTTCGTGCCGGTCGCGCCGGACGCGGCGAGCTGCTGGGTGGCGCCGCCCGCGCCGAACGTGCCGGCAACCGAAATGTCGTACGACTCGGCCATGCTGCCGGGCGGGGCGTACATGTTCGCCCCGGCCGAACCGGCGCCGCCCGTGTTGACGTGGCAGACCAGCAACGCCGCGGACGAGGCCGGGGACACCGACGGCGCGACCTGGCTGGTGGAGGTGGTGC